GTTTTCCGTCAGGCCCATCTTTATCTCGCATAGCTTCTCGCCCTGCCTGTTCTTCAAAGATGTTAGGGCTTTCTTCGCATAGCTGAACTTCGCGGGTACAGGTGTATCTTTACCAATGAAGTCTTCGGCCATCTTATGGAACTCGTTGCCATATAGTATGGCCTCGGTCTGCACGAACGGCACCTCTTTCAAGACGTGTTTGTGGTAATACTGCTTCGGGCATTGCTCAAAGTCTTTGATCTTACTGAAGGACCACGGCCATACTTTTGTCATATCACAACCTTGGGTCTTACTTTATTAAGCCACCTGCCAGATATGTTTATATGAGCGTTTGGACCGTCTTTGATACGCCTAACTTCAAAACCAAGAACGTAAGCTGCTGCTATAAAAGCGCCGTTAGATACATACTTACCTTTGGCAGTTTTTTCCGCCATGTGTTTTAAATAATAACTAGAATAGGCTGTGTTAACCGACACCCTACGGTCAGCCTTTTCAAGCCAATCAACAGCGCCCTGCATCTCTTTTACACTTATACGAGCGGGTACGTATTCGGGTTTAGTCCGTTTAAACCCATGCTCAAAACCTTCCGCTGTCAGTAGAGGGTTGGCCGCTACTACCCTATCAACATCTTTTTGTGTTATTACTGTCACTCACATTCTCCATATGATTTGCCTGTTCCGCTTTCACATGTGATCGGTAACCCATCAGCCCACTTAGGTGTTTGGCTCATACATTCTTCGACATATGCTTGCGCTTCATCCAACTCCTCGTCGGTTACACAGGCTACAATACTATCATGTACAGTTAGCACAACTTTGTATCTCTTGGCAATAAGTAACATTTGATGTCCTATGATACAACGTGCAATAGCTTGGCACACGTTCTCCACCACCTTACCACCGTATATACGCTTTGCACCTCTGCGCGTTTTGTATGTGTACTCGGGGCCACGTTCGCCCTGCTCTGCGGCTAACCCATGATAAAACATAGGTAGGCCAGAAGGTAAGATTATTGAGCTGGTAGATGCGTCCACTTTTAACACGCCTTCACGCCCAAAGTTTAGACTATCCCCACGCTGCATATACTGCACCATGTTGTTCGCGGCTCGCCACAAGGAACTGATTGCGCCGTTGGCATCGCGGTACACTTGTATGATGCGCCGTGCTTCTTCCAACTCTATGTAGACACCCATGCCCTGTAGCTGTGCTTGGAACTTAACGGCACCCATACCGTAACCTGCGCCAAGGATTGTAGTCTTACCCACAAATCTCTGGTCTTTGCTTACCCCATCTACTGGCACGTTATAGATACTGGACGCCATGTACTTATATACGTCCTCGCCATCCGCGAACTGTTTGGTCAAATCATCTTGCCCTGCGAGCCACGCCAACACACGCGCTTCGATCTGGGAACTGTCGCAGTCTATCAGAGAATGTCCTTCGGGCGCGATAAGGCTCTGCTTTAGCTTCTTACCGTTTGGTCCACGACTAGGTAGGTTTTGCAGGTTGATCTTGTCGTCGCCACCCCACCGTCCAGTATGCGCAGCATAATACCTTACAGGGACAGGCAGAAGCCCACGGTCTGAGATGTCGATAAACCTTTGGGTACGTGTTTCTTCTAGCGTAGACTTACTACCAAGACGCGCCGCTACTAGCGACTGCACACGATCATCCTCATGTTCTAACAAATGTTTGAACGCTTCGTCATTCTTGGCAAACGCGAATGTTTCTTTGCCTGTGGTCAGGCTCGTCTTCATCGGGGGCTTGACCCCAAACCCTTTCAACAACTCCGCGAACTTCGGGTTGGACATAAGGTCTTTCTTATCTTCTACCCCTGCATCGGATAGCAGTTTGGCCTTGCGGTCTTTCACGTCTTGAAGGTGCGACTGCAACAAGCCACGGTCTAAGTCCAAGGTAGGTTCGGTAAACATACGCAGGGTGGCGTCTATCAAACGTAGCTCCTGCTTGGGGAACTGTCGGGCCATCCTGCTAAAGAGTTTATAGGTGAGGTCCACGTCATTGATACAGTAGTCGCCGTACTCCGCTAAATCTACGGGTCCAAAATCTCCACGCCTTTTCCCGAGGGCACGTACGACCTCTGTCCCTTTAGTGCCGAGATTGTACCTTTCAGATAATGCCGCGAGACTTGCGCGAGCTTCAGTCCCATGTAAAGCACGGGCGATACACAAAGTATCGGTATACATCCGAGGACAAATACCAAAACGCCAATTAAGAATGGCACCATCAAACATAGTATTATGGCAAAGTACCATAGCTTCTTCCCAGTGGAAGGCTTCAAGGTATCGTTTAAGTTGTTCATGCGTTCCACTAGCCCACTCCGTTTCTCCATCATTTACTTTGACAGCCACGCCGATCACCTCAAAACGAGGATCACGGACGTAGGCTTCTGTTGTTAACTTAGACAGAGAATAATCCCTGTCGTAATAGGTTTCAAAATCTACCGTAATAAGGTCCATCAGACCTTACCCACTATCTCGCCACCACATGCCATGTAACCACATGCGTCTACCCAGTTGTCTGGATGTGACGGGTTCGACTTTATACGTGCAGCTTTCAACAGCGTCATCATCACCGCTACATCTGTGGCACTTACGTCCACACCTAGATGCACCGACCAATACTTGCCTATGGTGCTGAAGTTATCTTCCATGTTGCCATGGTCAGCCGCACGATCTTTGGTCACATATTCTTTGGCGGTATCTAGCACCTGCCCACGCGTAACCCTACGTGCTTCCTTTTCAAACACTTCGTCTGGTGTGCCGATCTTCTTTAGAAGCGTATAGACGTACCCATAAGACGTGTTAGTTGCGTCTGCGATCTCCCTAGCTTTCGCTGTAGGATGTTTTATCTTGTACGCCCATATCTTATCCGCGTACGGTGATCCTTTCTTAGCCATTTATGCCTCCACCGCTTTATCTTTGTCGTCACGTAACACACGCACGATATCTTCCAATGGAGTGACATCCACCCCTATATGTTCAGCGCAACCGCGGAACCGCTCCAACCACGCAGCTAGACTTGTGCCTGCCTGCCTACGTAACTCAGATTGCGCAGTTTCATCACTAGGATCAAACGGTTCATACCCACCACCATCACGCCTTTTAGACACAGGGGATATATACGCAGGGTATTCTGCCACCTTGATAGAAACCACCGAGCTTTCGACTTCCTCTGTCTTCGCAACGATACGCAAACCAGATGCCATCTGACGTGCCATTTGAATACGGAATTGACGTGCTGCTTCTGCATCATCCATCTCGTAGAACGCAGGGTAAGCCTCATGTTCTGGTTGCCCTGCTAACCAATCGACAAACTCCGAGGGCACAAACATGTTCGCGCCTGTTTTATGCAGATAATCGTCAATGATACGCTGCTTTGTTTTCTTAGAAAAATTAGCCATATTTAGTTCTCCAGTAAATTTATTTTTATGTAGTGGGCCACTACAGCCCACCACCTTTTCATTAGTTTAGCTGTCTCGTCGTGCCACACCGCGCCACATCGGACCACGCTGCGCCACACCCAACCTAGACCGCCCAAACGGGCCGCGCCACACCGGACCGCGCCACATCGGAACGCACCACGACCGCCTCGCCATGCCGCACCCGACCAAAACTCACCGCGCCAGAACTTACCATGCCCTGACCGCCTTGCCGTACCACACCATACCCCGTCTCAACACACCTCGACCGCCTCGACTGGCCGCACCGCGCCGAGCCTCACCACAACACACCTAAACCGCCATACCTTACCCGTGAATTAGGGCGGCGTTAACCGCCCCTCTTCGTTTAAGCTGCTCGACGCAACCGTTCTTCTTGCAGAAACTGCATAAGCTCCGCTGTCTGTTCATCAGCACATTCGGGATACTCTAATGCCATCTCTTGGACCTCACGCGCTTCTTGCGTGATATCATCCCAAATAGCCTGTTGTTCCCCCATATCCTCAGAACCTGTTACAGAGAACGTGCCATAGGAGCCACGACCTTTCTCCTGTCTGAAGTCGCCAAGCCCCACGATTATCCCTGCGTTCATTAACAATGACGAGATAGCCATGGCACTGAGCGTTGGTGTAACAAACTTTATATCCACCTCTGCGCACCAGTTGGGTAGGTACGCACGGGTACGAACATCGGGGGTCTTATTCATATCCGCAGACCGAACAATGTCCATCTTCAGATACGGCTTGCCCCAAATCTGCACATGGCTTTCGGGTAGGAATATTAGCCGCTGCACACTTGTCTTAGTGATCCCTGCCGTTTCTAGTGCAGCCGTAGCCATAGCACCCTTTACCCCTGCCGCAGGGAAGCACAACAGCGTGTCTCCTGTTTTCTTAGTGTAAACACTTTCCCTAAATTCTTTTTCGGGGTTATGTTTTAGTTCTTTCTTTTCAGCCGCAGTCTTTTTACCTGCGCCCGCTAACAGATCACGCCACGCTTTTGCGCCCATACTATTAAAGTACAACGGTGTCTGACCAACCATCCGCAGTTTGATACGCCCCTGTTTGACAGTATGTATTTCGAGGGGTGCCCCTGCTGTTTTCTTCGCAACCATAGCCATTCTCCTATCTTGGCAAATCGTATTTATTTTTTAATGTTGACGCCCATTTTCGGCTTATGCCCATTATTTCTGCGGCGTCTCCCAACGTCATTTTACGCTGCAACATGCGGTTCAGCACTTCAGCGTCCTTCGTCAGTTTTAATTTGTTTTCCCCTTTCTTGGGTCTGCCACCTTTAGCACCGTTCTCTCTATTCACGGTGTTGTTTATGTACCGAGTGTTGTATACCAACCGTGGGTTTTCTTTCCTGTCTTTTTTGACCTGTTGTTCCCACGCCTGTCGATACAACTCCTCGTATTTTATACGCTCGTACTCATTCATATTTTTATACCGTGGTCACGCAGTGTCTTGACGTAGTTATCAAGCTCCTCACGCGCAGCCCAAAGTTCCTGTTTTACGCGGGGCCGCGCGTCCGCACGGTGCTGTTCATCCTGTAAGTTATCAACCTGTCGCTTCAACCATTTCAGGTTGGCTTCTTGAAACGTAGATAGCTGCTCGTCACCCATAGGTTCCTCCATTGTTAAAGTGGTGCCCTGTGTGGTGCACAGGGACTAACCATGACGCGGTTTCTTCGGTACGATCACAAACGCAATGAGTAATATCATGGAGGGCGTTGCTCGTACTGCTGCGGTTTTCGCGGGACAATATCCATAAACCCGCAACCCACTCACAGCTTGGGTTAACCGTCTGGGACCATAGACCATGCACGTAATTCGTTTTTCACTTCGTGCATGTTGTCCTCATTAACAACCATGTCCAAACCCCCTGCGGCACGTATTTCTTTTAGGTTCTTCTCCTGCAATGGTGTGGGTTTGTTGTTCCCTGCCTTACATTCGATCCCAAAAAATAATCCTTCGTAACACCCTATGATGTCAGGTACACCACTACGTCCGTAGCCACCTGTTACAGGGTAGAAGTAGTAGGCGCGTAATTGCTTTAGCTGCTCTACCACTTTCTTTTTAACTTTTGCTTCGGGTGTCATTGTCGTCCTCCAAGATACCAGTTGCGAGGCAGCGGTGACCGCCTCGCGGTTTCGGGCATCTGCCCGAATTTATTTGTAGACCCAATAAGTATATGGCCCTAGTCTGCTACCCACCCCATCCACATCGTTAAGAGGAGGTGGTACGTCCAACATCATAAGCACAGACAACCTGTCCTGCACCCATAGCGGTAGATCGTCTACAGACATATAATAGCCTTTTAAGTCTGCGTCAACACAATTCATACCTATACATGCCACTTGGACAGTTTTGGTGGTATGATGTATCTGTATGTTGTAGGTGATGTCATTGGTTGGTGTCACAGTGTAACACCTCACACGTAGAGGTAAAACGTATGGGCATTTACTTTGTATCCCACACCCTCTACGAAGTGACCATCCTCACACA